GGAGACTTCATTGTAAAGGAAGGAAATTCTTCACTAAATCCAACCAAACCAGATCCAATCGATGATGCGATTGCTTTATTCTATGCTTATATTCCTGCGTTTACACAAACTAGCAAAGATGTAAGAATTACTTCGGTTGATAACCGTCGTTATACAATGCGCGATATTGGTAAACTAGAGAAACGCATTGAACGTCTTGAGTATTATACTACACTTAGTATTTTAGAGCAGCAAGCTCTAAACATGCAAGTAAAAGATGAAATTGGTTTAGATAGATTTAAATCAGGTTTCTTAGTTGATAATTTTGAATCGCATAGATCAGGAAATCTTGTATCACTAGACTATCAATGTGCTATTGATTCTCAACAGTCAGTACTACGTCCCCAATCTAAAGAAGATTCTCTTTTCCTAAAAGAACTTAACACCAGAGAAGATCAAAGATTTGTTTCTGGATATAAAAAATCTGGTGATATCATCACCCTACCTTATACCAGTTTAAATCTATTAGGTAATAGTTTTGCTTCAAAAACACTAAATCCAAATCCATTTGTTGTTTTACAGTATGTTGGTGATGCTACTGTATCTCCAAGTATTGATCAATGGTATGATCAATCGACAGAACCTCTTGTAGTAGATACAAACACTGATCTATATAAGATTTTTCTTGCTAAGCAAGATGTAAAAGAAAGTTTCTCAAGTTTATACAATTCTTTTGTTGTAAACTGGGTTGGATCTTCCCCATCATTTACATCTATCAATTCTTTAGGGCAAATTAATTCATTAGAGTCTCAGTCTTCTGTAAGTAATGCTTCTGTTTCAAGTTCCTCAAACATCAGTCCACAAAATAATGATGTTGCTAAAGGAGTACAATCTTCTATCGTTAGAGGAAATTCTGTATCGAATTCTTTACAATTTTTTGCTAGAAGTCAACCCGTTAAGTTTGTAATTAGCAGACTAAAACCAAATACTAATATTTCAGTATTCTTAGAAGGTAGAGATATTAGTCGTTGGGTAAATCCTGATCTTAGATTCACTGGTATTGCTGGTAATTCACTATCAGCTTTTAACGGTACTGTAACTACAGATAACGATGGTAATGCTAGTGGACTAATCTTGTTACCTGCAGGTTTTGCTCCGGAGCAAAATGCTACATGGGGTGGCGATGTTGATACTGTTGATTATGATACAGATTCTGAAGAAGTAAGAGTTACAACAGGAGTTAAGACTTTCAGGTTTACTTCAAGCGATAGCGATGCTGATAAACTAACAGTGTCTACATATGCTGAAGTTAAGTATTATGCTACAGGCATTTTACCAGAAAATCCTGTTAGTATTATTTCCACTAAGCCATCTTTCTTTAAAGCAAATGAAGGTGTTCAATTTATTGATAGTAATACAGATAATCCAGTAAGACCAAATCCACTTGCTCAAACATTCAAAGTTGAAAATTATGATGGTGGAGTATTTACTACTGGTATTGATCTTTACTTTAATAAAAAAAGCAATAAAGTTCCAGTTAAAGTATACTTAACTAATGTAGATTCTGACAAACCAGGTAAAAATATTATTCCTGGAACAGAAAAAATTCTATCACCATTTACATATATCAAATTTTTCGCAAATGGGAATGTTTATGTTACTAAAGGAGAAAATGTAACAGGAACTACTTCTGCCGCAAGTGGTCCAGTTGAAAAAATTATTGACAAGAATGGTGTGGATTTAATTCCATCTTCTTCTGGTAGATTCCTATTAACAAACGAGCAAGTATATACTCTCGTTCTGAATAATCACAATGGTCGTTCGTTTAATCAAAACGAGCAACTTTCAGTGCCATCAGTAACTCTTAGAAACAATACTAAGGGAGAGTCTGGTGTTTTAACAGTCGCAAAGGACAGTGGTAAAGTTTCAAATATCAGAATTACATCTACTGGTCAGAATTACACTAACGCAATTTTGACTATTGAAAGTCCACAACTTCCTGGTGGATCTGTTGCCACTGCTGGAGTGGAAGTATCCGATGGCAAACTCTATAACACGGAAATTAGTCTGAATGGATTTGGATATACAGAACCACCATCTGTCGTCATTAAAGGCATCGGTAACGGCGCTGGAGGAGCGATAATCGAGACTGATATAGAGATTGATAGTCCAGCTGTTAGAATGGGTGTAGCAGTGGACCAGAGTGGTCTCACAGATTCTACTGTTCCAACGCATTTTGAATTTGAGCATCCTGTATATCTACAAAATGATACAGAGTATGCTATGGCAATTGAAACTGACTCAACTGATTACGAAATTTGGGTATCCAGACTTGGAGAAGTTGATATTTCGACAAGCACTGTTATCACGACACAACCTTCTCTTGGTTCAGTATACAGATCACAAAATGTAGATAACTGGACAGAAGACAATTTTGAAGATGTCAAGTTTACTCTATACAGAGCAGAATTTAATATCGCCAAAACTGCAGAGTTGGTACTAACAAATGAATCTTTGGGTTATGAGTTGTTATCTAAGAATCCATTTAATACTAACGCTACATCCAATACAAACGCAACTTCAAAACTATTCAGAAACAATAACAACATCATTCAAGTATCACATAGAGATAATGGATTTGAAACTTCTGGATCTTCTTATGTTTTCTTCAAAGGAGCAGTTGAGACTGGTGGTGTGACTTCTGATGTTTTAAATAGCAAATTGTTCCAAGTTACAAATAGCGGAATTGATACTTATAATATCACATCGACTATTGCTGCTTCCGGAAATATCGAAGGTGGCGGCGAAGTAGTATATGCTACTTACAATAGAAAATATGAAATTTTATATCCACAAATTCAATACTTATCATTTAGTGGAACTAAGTTGAGTTCTTCGATTAAAACAACAAACGTTGTTCCAGTAGATTCTTCAACAAATAATTACACATCATATTCCCAAACAGATTATGAAAAGACATTTTTGAATGAACCACATTATTTTACGAATCAAAAGTTTATTGCTTCTGATATTAATGAAACATTGAATAATGTTACTTCATTAACATATAAATTGTCTCTTTCATCTACTGTTTCCTACCTCTCTCCAGTAATTGATCTTTCTACAGCAAGTGTCAAAACTGTGTCAAACAGAATCGAATCTGCTACTGGACAGGAAGATAGATACGGAAGAAGAGATCAAATCATTGAGTTTTACCCAATCTATAAATTTAATATAGGAAATACTGGTGGCAGTCAAATTCAAGACAACCAAGCTATCGAAGGATATACTTCAAAAGCAGTTGGTACTATTGCTAGAGTTGATGGTTCTACCGCTTACGTGAGACTTAAAACAAGTCAATTCTTCAAGAGAGGAGAAAGAGTTTCATTAGGAAATCAACCAACGTTAATCGAAACTGTTAATGGTGTAGTTGTTCCAGCTGCTACTATTAGTACCAACCCAATTGAAGTATTTGTTGATATTCCTGACTCAGCAACTATGGTTGCTAGAAATCCATCTAATATTCTAGAATCATACGATAACATTATTAGTGGAACTGCGGTTATTTGGAATAACAAAACTCAGAAACTAGAACTCAAAACTGATACACAACCATTGGCAGATGACTTCACTGGAAGAATTATTGACAATATAATATACAATAGAAATTCTGTTGTAAATGATCAACTTGCTGATATCTTCAGAGTAGGAGACTTCGTAAAGTATCCAAATCAAGTAGATGCTGAAGCAAGATTCTTAGAAATTAAGACAATAACTTATGCAAACGGAATAACATATGTTTCCGATAATACTTCTAAGAATAGTTCTACCACAGCAAAATATGTTACAAAGGAAGTTGTGATTAACAATCCAGCGACTGCTATTGATGTTCACTTGACATTAAATTCTAAAGATATTAATGATGTTCAGGTTCTTTACAAATTCAAAAAATCTTCAAGTCAAGAAAATTTTGAAGATATCAATTGGGTATACTTTAACGAAGATGGATCTCCAGATTCACTAGTGATTGCTGCTCCAGAAAATACAATTTCTTCAGTAGTAGAAAAACAATCATCATATCAAGACATTACTTACAGTGTGTCGAATCTGCCAGAGTTTTCATCTTTTGCGGTTAAAATTGTCATGAAAGGAGTAGATCCATCATTCGTTCCTAAGATTCAAGACATTAGAGCAGTAGCAGCATTCTAATTTCCGCATATGAGTTATATTAAAGTAGAAGGTCATGATGGTCTCGTCAGAGATGAGACCACAGGTGCCATCATTAGTTTGGACGATTCTGCCATAGAATCTAGACGCAAATCAAAACACCTTAGTTCCGCGTTAGACGACATAAATATGTTGAAGGATGAAGTTTCTGAAATCAAATCCCTACTCAGAGAGCTAATAAAAAATGCCAGCAATTAATGTCGCTAGAACAGATACCTTTGAACAACAAAGGAATAAAATTAATGATATTGGATCTCAAGTATTTAATATTGCTGCAGGCGGTTCCGATTTATCTACAGGAAATTTAAAACTTGGGGATGGAAGCAAAAATGTTCCATCACTTTCTTTTATAAGTGATAACTCTCTTGGTTTGTTTAAGTCGGACTTAAATGTTCTGTCTTTTGTTTCTGGATCAAGAAAGATCTTTGAATATTCAAGTTCTCAAGTTAGTGCGTATAATGACTTATATGTCATTAAAAATGAATTAGATACTGCAGGAACTATTATTGCTAGTGGAGGAAGTGGTTACGGATCAGGAACATATACAGCAGTTCCTCTTACGGGTGGCAGTGGTAGTGGATCCGAATCTACACTTGTAGTAGAAGCATTTTTAGGTTCAGTAACTACAAACGCTTCTGGATTAGCATCTGGTCAATATTTTAATGTTACACTTACCGGTGGATCTGCTCCACAAAATTCCACATTAGTTAATTTTACAGTTCCGGATATTGTAGGATCTATAAGTAATGCTGGAAGTGGATACGTAGAAAATAGTTATGATGATGTAAGTCTTACCGGGGGAAATGGTTCTGGAGCTGTAGCAACAGTAGTTGTAGACAACACGGGATATGTCACAGAAGTTACAATTTCACAATCTGGTTCTGGATATTTAAATGGAGATGTGCTCTCTCCAGATACCAGCACGATGACATATATTGATGAAAATGACATCACTCAAACAAGTGGGGGAAGTGGAGCGACATATGTTATATCAAATGATCCAAGTAGTATCGATACTTCAACCCTAATTTTTACATCTAAAGGAGATGGGTATCTTGTAGGGGAAGTTCTTAGTCTTAAACCAGAAGTAACTGGAGTTACACTAACAATTGCTACCGAAGAAGGAGAACCATCTTCTACAGTTACTATAACGGAAGCACAATATAATCAATTTGTTAATGGTTCTACCATAACAAAAACTGGTGGAACTGCTGTTCTTGCTGCTAATACAACGATTACCTTAAGTATTGATGGAGACAGCGGAGCTTATGTTCTAGCTTTATCTGACACTCCAACAACTGCTGGTTCAATTACAGTAACAATAACTCCACCATATGGTGAACCAGCAACAAATCTTCAATATACAATTTCATCTTTAGGATCTGTTGGTTCAGTTACCATAACAAATGGTGGAGTTGGATATGCTGTAGGCGATGTTTTATCTACAAATCCATCAAATTTAATTCAGAGTATTAGTTATGCTGCTACTAGTATTCAAGTACAGACATTAACTTTTAATCCAGCAATTTCTCTTGGCGCATTAACTACATCAGATCAAGTTCAGGTACAAGGAGGAGCAATTGAAGACACAGAAGTTACTACTGCTTCTACCGGAGGAACTGCTAATGGTTCAGTATCGAATGTGGCACCAACCTCAACATCAGGAAATGGTATTGGGGGATTGTTTGACGTTTCGTTTGATGAAAATGGCGTTGTACTTGCTGTTAATATTTCATTTAGTGATTATGGATACAACTATCAAGCAAATGATACCGTAACATTAAGTGGTGCTTCTATAGGAGCAAGTGGTAATACTGTAGTTACTGTGACAGGTGTATCATCTGATGGAGCATTAGTTGATGTATTAGAAGTTATCGATGATGGTTCAAATATTACATCTGTAGTTGTTGCTGACGGAGGATCATTCCAAGATACAAGTCTGGTAAAAGATAATACGAATGTATATCCACTCAGTGCCGTAGGATCAGAAAACAGATATCAAATTGATGGTGTAACTACACCAGATTTAACTTTCTTTGTTGGAGACACCATTGAAATTACATATCCAGGTGATCATCCATTTACACTAAGTGCTTTTAGAGATGGGATATATGCTCCAAGTTTAGTGTCTTCTATATCTGGATCAGTAACTGCAGGATCCGCAGTTATGACATTAAATTCCAGCACAGGAATTCTACCAGGTATGCTAGTAAATGCTACTGGTGCAGGAGCGATTCCATCATCTTTAGTTGTTATTAGTGTAGACGGACCAACTCAAATTACATTATCTGGAAATGCCACAGCTACTGGAGCACTTACAGCAAATTTCTCTGGTGGTGAATACACAGAAGGAGTGACTAGAGTAGGAACAGTCTTATCTATTACTATTAGCGAAAACACTCCCACTACATTATACTACTACTGTACTAATCATCCTAACATGGGTGGAGGAGATAATCAAGAAGCTTCTATTACTATTGATAGTAATAACCCAAGAACATTTGGTTCTGGTTTAGTTTTCAATGTATCTAGCATAACATCAACAAATGTTTTTAATACAGAAGTAGAAACCTCAACTGTATCCATTCCTACATTAGTAAGTTCTCAAGTTAATACAGTAAATCAAGCTCTTACAGGAACTTTAACCGCAGTTAGTATTGTAGCAACAGATATTGATGTACCAGAAATTAATTCTGCTACAGATATTGTAGTTACTGCTGTTGATTCTTTAACTTTAAGTTCTACAGATATTGCTTTTAAAGATAAAATTACTGTAGATACTGACGGTAACATCGATAGTGCTGGATATTTCAAAACATCTTCTTACGCAGAATTTAACGAAAAATTACATTTAGAAGAAGATACAATTTCATCAAAAGCTGGTTTTGATATTAACATCATACCAGCAGTAGATCAAGTAGTAAAGATTCCAACAACTACATCTTTAAATATTCCTTTTGGTACTACAGCAGAGAGACCAACATTATTAGCTGAAAATGGATCGATCCGATTCAATACAGAAAGTCAGCAGTATGAAGGTTACAACGCAACAACAACTGCATGGTCTTCTCTTGGAGGTGTTAGAGACCAAGACGGTAACACCTATATTAAAGCAGAAGAAACTGTTGGAGCAAATGACAATACTTTATATTTTATTAATGATGATATCAACACTATAAACGTTACACCAAATTCTTTAGAATTTGTAAATGTAAAGACGCAAAGTTCTGTTAATACGTCAGCGCCAAATTTTGTTAATTGGAACGCAAATACTCCAGTTACTGCCGGAACTTATCTGAAATGGAAAAATAATTTATACGAAGTTCAAGTAGGAGGAACTACAGGTGGACCAGGATCCCCTCCAGTTGACACAACAGGAAGTACATTTTTAAATGGTAATGCCACATTAATTTACAGTCAATTAGCTGTAGGACCAATTGTATTTGAAGATGTAGAAGAAGTTAGAATTGATCCAACTGGTTCTAGTCCTATTGTTATTAACAATGAATTAAAACTTTCTGAAAATGTAATCTCCTCTGTTATTAGTGATATTTTAATATCGCCAAACAGTGGCAAAAAAGTAAAAATTAATACTAATACAACACTGGTTCTTCCATCGGGAGCAGATGCTGATAGAGGATCACCGGATCAAGGTTCTGTTCGTTTTAATACGTCTGCTCTTCAGTTTGAAGGTTATGACGGAGTTAACTGGGGTTCTCTTGGTGGAGTTAAAGACGTTGATCAGAATACTTATATTATACCAGAACTTTCTCCTGGATCAAATGAAAATATTTTATACTTCTATAATGACAATAACAATACATTAAGACTTACGGCAACAGCACTTGATTTTGACACAGTTGATATTGTCAGATCTGTAACTAGTAACGAGTTTGAACTAACTTCATCTCTTCTAACACTTGATAATGCGTCAACAACTATTGATAATACTGATACGACAAAAACATTTATTCATAGCAATAAAACCGCATTAGAGTTAGGTCTTTCATCCGGATTAAATGTTGACCCAATTTTAAGATTCCAAGACACTGGTGATATTTTCTACAACATTGGATTTGGTACTGGAACATATGATGGCGTTAAGATCTTTGATTCTGAACTAAAAGAATTTGAATTAGCAGATTATATAATCTCAACTAAAAAAATTACATTAGTCAAAGGTTCAGCTGAAATTGGTAGTGCTGTTCTTTATAGTACAGTTACTGCTAATGGTTGCCGATGTACTATTCTTTCAAAGAATACATCAACAGGAGATAAGTCAATGGTAGAATATGGAATTATCAATAAAAGCAATACTGACATATACAATAACGAATACGGTGGTCTAAATAGTTCACAGGATGGTTTCACAACTACATTTGATTTTACCGATGAAAATGAAGTACGTGCAACTGTAACTTTAACCGCTGATCATTTAGTTGGTAGTTCCGTAGAATTTACTGTAGTCACACACGCCCTCAAGTAAAATGCCTGTTAATTTAAGAGAGTTTGATTCACTTGGTGGATTTTCTATTGATCAAACAACAATAATTGATAAAGACAAAAACGCCAAAGAATTAAATAGTTTAGAAATAAAAAATTCTTTTTTTGGTGATTCCAAAGCAATAAAATATATCTTGCGTGGATCTAACAGTGGTTCATTACAATTAGATGATGTTGGAACATTAATCAACATTGAAAATAATACGATAAATTTTATTACCGCACAAATTATTGCTGTAAATACCACGGGAACATTATTTGCTAAAAAATTAGAAAGTGCGGTATTTTGTAATGGATCTGGCGCAGTATCTATAGCGTCAACTCTAGAAACAACCATAAAAGACGATATTCCAGAAGGAGAAACGTGGGATATTGTTCCCTTGGGATCTGTAAATAACTTCACATACAATACTACGAGAGCAGGTACAACATCAACTATTAAATGGATTGCTATGACAGATGTTGTATCTATCGCATGGTCGTAATTCGCTAAATAATAATTAGGAAAGATGAACGAGCGCACCGACCATGAGTTTTCATATCAATTCAGATAAAGAAAAAATTAGAGGCGTTAATCCAAAACTTATTGGTGATAATGAACTCACTATTAGAGGTGGTACTGGATCATCTGAAAAAGAAATTTTAAGAACTCAACTAGATTCTGAAACAGATTTACCTCGTGTTGGTATTAACAGAACTGGTCAAAGAGTTAATACTATCACAATTACCGAGTCTGGTTCTGGATATACTGCAGCGCCATTAGTAGAACTCACAGCACCTCCGGAAGGTGGCACACAGGCTCTAGCATCTGCTTTTATTTTTAACGGTCGAGTTATTAATATTGCAGTTAACAATCCGGGTAGTGGTTATAGTGTTGCTCCAACAGTTACTATTAGTGGTGGTAACGGTTCTGGTGCTGCCGCTGAGTCCGCACTTGATACTGTTGACTTTGAACTTGATATTAATGGTGCTATTAGAACTTCTACGTCGATCATTTCAGACACGGCGAGAATTCTAAACCTGGATATTGATAACTTTATTACTCCAGATACAAATTTTAGAGCACCTAACTTAAAGACATATCAAAATAATACTGGTATCTTATGGGCACCAAATATTATTATACAAGAAAATGCATTTAGATACTTTGGTACAAATGTTTACCAAGCATTGAATGCTGGAGAAACTGGAAGTAGTGGCCCAGAACATGTTGATGGTATTGTTGCAAATGGCGAAGTTAACTTCAAGCATGTTGGTTTTCATGTAGTTAACGAAGAAGAATTTAGATATAATGATTCGGGAGACGCAGGCGTATATCCTCGTTCTATCACACCTCTTCTTGGAGATAGATCCGACAAAATTGCTACTACTGAATACGTACTCAACCTAGCAACCAATGACGTTGGTGGTCGTGTTTATGTTTCAGAACAAATTGGTTCCGATCTAAATGATGGTCGTTCCGCTGTTGCTCCTGTTAGAACCATTAAGAAGGCAGCACAAATTGCATGGTCTACTCCTGGTGTCAAAGAAACATTAATTGTTTCTGGTGGTGATTATGTAGAAGACAATCCCATCTCACTACCACCAGATGCATCAGTTGTTGGTGATAACCTTCGTTTGGTTATTATTAGACCAAATAACCCCGGCAAACATATCTTTAAGTTTGGTGATAAAAACTATGTCACTGGTGTTACTTATAGAGACAAAATTGATGCTAATGGTGATGCGGTCTCTACTTGGGATTTTGCTATGGTCTTTGACGACAAGCAAAGAATTCTTGTCGATAAAGAAGTAAATGGCGATATTGGTGTAAAATTTCCAATTGGACATCAAATTTTTGGTCCAGATCAATTCCGTGTTGAATTTACTGGCAACACTGGATTGTCAAATCTTTCTAATGGATTGGACGTAGTTGGATTAAACACTGGTTCAAGAGCAAATATTATTGATGTTAAGTTTGAAGATGTAATTGGTGCTAGCGCATATATTGCTGGATCTATTGATGTAGAACTAAAGAGTGGTTCTTTTGTACAAGGCGAACAATTTTCTTACATCACATCTGCTGGAACTGGGGCAGCAATTAGTGGATTAACTATTACTGCTGCTTCTGGAGAGAATAAACTTAGATCTACTTCAGATCCATCATCGATAATTCCACCTGGTACTTATGTGTACTTAGATGATACTAATGATGCCATCTTTACGCAAGGTTATTATCAAGTTGCTGGAATTACACCAGATGATATTGATACTCCAACTTTTTGGGACATTTTGTTCTTTCCCATACTAGGATCTCCTAATTGGAATAGTACTGATGCGATTAGTATTGATATTAATCAAGCAACTCCACAAATTGAAACTTTTAATTCAACCTCATTAATTTCAATTAGAGCTGAAGGTGAGGTTGTATCGGTCAACGAAGATTTTGAAGAATCATATCCTATTGTTAGGTTAGATTTCTCGAAACAGGGAGATCCATCAATCACAGAAAATGGTTTTCAGTTTGAAACATTTGGAAATTCGGAAGATATTGGTGGTGTTGTTTTCTACACAAGTGAACTTGTAGGTAGGAATAATACTCACGATTTAAAAGAAGGAGAAGAAATTGTTATTGCTGGAATGCCAACTTCCAATCCAGATCTATCTGCATTGAACGGCAAACAGAGAATTTATAAAGTTCTAGAAGATGCTGATGGTCGTGCTAGAAGATTTGTAATCCCCAAAAAATATCCAGCAATTGTTGATGATAATATTCAACCCGGACAAACCGCAGTTGTAAAAACATTCACCAGAAGTGTTACACTATCACTCCTCAACTCACCAAATACATTTGCGATTTCAACACCAGTTGAAAGAAGGTATCAAGATGCAGTTACATTCATTCGCAACAATAGAGAATTTATTGCCGATGAAGTAGTAGGAAAAATTAATGATCAATTTAAAAGAGATTATTATTCTGTATATGATATTGGTGGACAAGCAACTGCTCAATTTACACCAACAAATGTAACTTACGATCCTGCTACAGGAGATACTGTATTCACAGTAAATAACCATGGATTATCTGTAGGAAATGGTATCAGGATTGCTGATCAGTCCATCACATTTACATGTGATATGGACGGCAATCAAACAGAACACGCATTACCTGATACGGATCAATTTGCTAGCGGAAGATCTTTACCTATCACTGCATCTGATACAAACACATTTACTGTAAACGTTGGTGCTTCTGGTCCAGATCAGCAGTTTACACCCTCTGGTGCAAATTATGATCCAGCAACAGGAAGTCTTGTTTTAACAGTTGGACCACATACATTATCTGTTGGTGAAGGTATTGTTATTGATGACAATTCGTTGTCCTTCACATGTGACATGGATGGCAATCAGTCAGTTAAGACTTATCCACGTCCTGGTATTGATCCTTTTGCTGGTAGGTCTATGCCTATTACAGCAGTTGCTGAAAATACCATCACTATCAATGCTGGAATTTCAGGTCCTAATAAGTATTTTACCCCAACTGGTGCTAATTACAATCCAGTAACAGGTGATATGACAGTCACTGTTGGACAGCATGGTCTTGGAGTTGGACGTAGCGTTGTTCTTGCTGATAACTCATTTACGTTTACATGTGCATTAGATGGAAACGTACTTCAAAGCACATACCCACGTCCTGGACAAGATCCATTTGCTGGTAAGTCTATTGCTATTACTAGCGTTGGTGCTACTCAACATACCGCAACTGATGCTCCATATGACGCAGCAACTGGCGTAGTAACATTAACTGTTGCCAATCATGGTTTCTCAAATGGAGATTATGTTAAAATTGATGATGGATCTCTCACATATACTTGTGATTTAGACGGCAACACTGTTCAAAAGTCTTATCCTCGTGCTGAATACGATTATCCATCAGGTCGCTGGTTAGAAATCGGTAATGTAACTACTAACACATTTGAAATTAATGTAGGATCTTCTTCTTACACTGGCACTCATACCTTCGTTAGTGCGGTTGCTAATGGTATTGATCATCAAGATGGAACGTTTACAATTAATGTTGGAACTTCTTCGGACACTTCTGCTCATACTTTCATAAGTGCATCGGCAAATGCTATTAGACATGAACCACAATCAATACATAGTTTTTCTGGTTCGACATCTAATGCGGTAAAACATCTACCACAATCTGTTCATACATTTGTAAGATCCCAATCAAATTCTTTATCTGTTGGTGGTAGTTCTTTCAGCATATATCTCGGAACATTAGATCATGTAAACACTTGGGTTAGTGGTGGTACTGTAACTACATCTTCTGGTGCTGTATCTAACGTTACTAATTTTGTATATGATACTTCTAATACTGGTGTTGCTGTAGTAACAACCGACCAACCATTAACTCTAGCAAATGATGATATTGTAAGACTAGCAGATTTACTAATTGAATGTGAAGCTGGACAGAAAATTTATCCAGCATATAGTGCTCCAACGTCAACAAATTCTGGAAGTAATGGCGATGTTCAATGTAAGCAAGATGTTATTCACTTCTTAAATGCTCTCGTAAGAGATTTGGAATTTGGATCAAATCACAACATTGTTGAAGCAGCAGATAGATATGTAGTTGGCGCAAAAATTTCTTATATTGAAAATGAAATTATTCAAACAGTTCGTGCTATTGAGTATGCTCGCGAGCTAGCAATTTTTGCAATGTGTAATTGGAGAACTGGTGATAGAACACCATCTAGTCCAATATACACCCCAGAGTTCACATCATCTGAAAGATATTTTGACGACACTGTAATTACATCAACTGCGGGTAGTCCTGCGTGTAACGACGTAAAATCAGCAATCGATACACTGGCATATCTGTATGTTGATATCATTGGAAATGATGCTTCTGGAACATATCTAGATGCGGCATACTTGATTGCTAGAAACAGAGATTTGATTGCTGAGCAAGCACTCACCAACACAGAAACTAACTTCCCAACATTAGGTCTTTCAGATCTACATCAAAGAAAGTGTAGAAGAGATATTAACTATATTCTTGGTGGTCTTGTTAGAGATTTGGTTCTTGGTGGAAATGCTGGTATTGTATCAAACGCAGAAACATATTTTAGTGGATCTGTATTAGTTGGTATTGATAGCTCTCAGTTGCCATCTACTAGGTATGCTTATACCCAAGTTGCGGAACTTGCTAAGAAAGCAATGCGTAACTGGTCGGATGGAACTATCATTCAATCAACACCAACAACAGCAAGTTATAACGCATCAACAGGTGAAGTAACTGTTTCTATTAGTGGTACTGTTGGCAATCCAACAACTAATGATAGAATCGCATTTAAGCAAGGTGCCTTAACATTTAACTGTGGATTTAACGGCGGTGGAGATCATGCAAGTCCATCACCAACAGATAAAAATCGTGGAAAAAGTCATGAAATTACTAATGTTTCTACTGGCGGTGGTCTTACTACCATTACATGTAATGTAGGTTCTTCTTCTTACACAGGAGCACATTCATTTGTGAGTGCTCTTACTGATGGAACAATTTTAATCTTCGATCCGGTAGTTCCATCTGTTGACATTCCAACATTTGAAGATTGGGATATTCTACCATATTCAAGCAATCCTTTGTGTGCCAATGTTGCTTCAACAATTGACACTGAAATGCAGTTGTTAGATGACATTTTAAATAGTGTTGTAGTACCAGGAGAAACTGTCCAAACA